GAGGGTAATGGTGGTAAGTTACATCCTATGAGACCAAACATGATGGCATTCATGCAGAATAAATTAAACACACAAGCAAAAGAGAATGGTTGGCAACAATTACCTTATGCATTCAATCATCCCACATACATTAGTTATATGGGTGAGAGAATGAAAGAAGTTTTAAAAGAAAACGAATATGATAATCTTGTAGTGAGTATAGGAAGTGGAGTTACTGCAAGTGGATTGATAAAAGAATTTTTAGAGTATGGAGATGATTGGTGGAAGCTAGATTCTGAATCAAGAAAAGTTTACTCTATAACGATGAGTGCTTTCTCATCAACAAAAAAGATTTTAAATGAGAATCATGCAGGTGATTTAAAAAATGTTATACTTGAGAAATCACCTTATGCATTTGATGATATGATGGAAGATTACGAAGTACCATTTGATTGTAACGAATTTTGGGACAAGAAACAATGGTATTGGTTAGAACATAATATTGAAACACTAAAGGGTAAGACACTCTTTTGGAATATAGGTGGTTCGTATTTAAAATCAATAAATGAAAAAAAATAAAAAAAACACTTGACTCGTATGGTCATTTGGCCTTATATTATGGGTATATAAAATTGGAGATATAGAAACATTATGAAGCAACTAACAGAACAACAGATACAAGATAACTACTTAAAACTACGCAGTATCATTAATGATACATTTACAGGTGAAAGGTTAGAGAAGTTAAATACAATGTATGACCATTTTGAAAATAGAATGGTATTAGCACCAGCAAGTGCTAAAGAACATTATCACAATGCTTGTGTTGGTGGTTATGTAGAACATGTCATTCACATTGTAGAGATGTCTCAACAAGTAAGAGATTTATGGTTACAGAATGGAGCAGATATTAATTTCACAAATGAAGAATTAATCTTTGCAGCCCTACACCATGATTTAGGTAAGGTTGGAGATATGGAACATGATTATTATGTAATCAATGAATCAGAATGGCACAGAAAAAATCAAGGAAAGATTTACAATCATAATCCTGAATTAACTTACATGACCGTCACAGATAGAGCAATATTTATTTTACAACACTTTCAAATCCCTATGACAGAAAACGAATACATGGGTTTGAAATTAACAGATGGGATGTATGAAGAAGCAAACAAAAAGTATTTAATGACATTCTTACCAGAGACTGGTCTAAGAGGTCATATTGCTCGTATACTACACCAAGCAGATATGATGGCAACATATATCGAGGGGGACCAGTGGGAACAAGCAGGACAGGTTGGTAAAAAGAAAGTTGCCAAATCAGTTAACAATATTAAAGCTGCTGTTAAAACTGAAGTAGAAACTAAACTCACAGGTGATTCACCAAAGGATTTATTTGATGAGTTGTTTGGAGATAAGAAATGATAGTAGAAATAATATTAGGAATAGTTTCAGTAACATTAGGTTTCACTACCTACAATCAAATGAGAAAAGTTGAGAGGTTAGAAACTTGGGTTGAAAATTATTCCGCTAGAATAATACAAACTAAAAGAATACTTGATGAGTTAGATTCAGAGGGTAAGTTCGAATCGGATGATGAGATAGGAGTAGTCTTTGAGGGTATCCAAGATGCCGTAAATGAATTAACAACAATAACAGAGCAGGAGATATAATGCCAAGAAAAGCAAAAAAAGGTTCACCAAGATATTATTTCAATCAAGATACCGAGAATGCTATCATTCGTCATAATAAAGAAGAACGACCTCATATGAGGGAGAGAATCTATAACGAACATATTCGTACACCTTTTGAAAAATTGGCTGAGAATATTATTCACACTTTTAAATTTTACTACTTTGATGTTCCATCGGACGATGTTAAACATGAGGTGGTTAGTTTCTTGTATATGAACATTCATAAGTTCGCCGAGGGTAAGGGTAAGGCCTTCTCATATTTCTCGATTGTTGCCAAGAATTATCTCATTCTACATAACAATAATAACTACAAGAGAATGAAGCAGCATGATGGTGAAGAGGTTACTGATTATAAGAGAGACCCTGTCGGAGAGATGAGAGGGATTGACACCAAGTCAATGAAATCAGAATACATTGTTCTTCTTGCTGATTATTGGAGAAACAATCTTACTACAGTCTTTAAACGAAAGAAAGACTTGGATGTTGCTAACGCAGTTGTTGAATTGATTGATATGAGAGAAAATATTGAGAACTTTAACAAGAAGGCATTATACATTTTAATTCGTGAGATGACTGGTTCCAACACACAACACATTACTCGTGTTGTCAATGTGATGAAGAAACATCATTGGGAACTACAGAAGAACTACCTACAATCAGGTTCTGTGGAGACAAAGTTCACTGGTTCGTGGTTCAGTTAAAATTATACCACCAAGACTGGGATTACCGAAAAGATAATACTGAAAAGTATCCGCAGTTAAAACAGATAACTTCACAACCTAATTCTTTTTGGTTAGTTGATAATCCTATCAAACGACTGAAGAGGTTGTCAAGTAGAGTACACAGATTGTGTAAACGAGCACATCCCTATCAACCTGTTATTATTTTATATTCTATACCAGATAGGGATGTAGGTGGACATTCAAAAGGTGGATTAACACAAACTCAATATCATGATTTTATTAATGAAGTGGTAGAGGGTATTGGTGATTACTCACCTATTGTAATAATCGAACCTGATGCACTTCCACATATGAGAAAGGGTATGAGTTATTATCAAAGACAAAAACGAACTCGTCTCATAAAATCCACAATACAAAAACTATCCAAAACTAATGCAGTAGTTTATCTTGATATAGGACATCCTAATTGGTTAAAGAGAAATGATGCAATTACTTACTTGGGTATGTTTCATTCTAATAGGATTCAAGGGTTTAGTATCAACACAAGTAACTTCGTAACTACAGATAAGTGTATACGATATGGTGATAAGATTGCTAAACACTTTGGTTGTAGTTATGTTATTGATACATCACGAAATGGTAATGAAGTTTGGGAAACATTTAATCCACAAGAAATGAAGATAGGAAATAAACCTACTACGGATACAGATTCAGAATATTGTGATGCATATCTTTGGATTAAAACACCAGGTGAAAGTGATGGTGCAATAAATGGTTGGCCGAAAGCTGGAAGATTTAATGCTGAGAAAACTTTGGAAATCTTAAAGTAATATGGGAGCCTCGGAAAAGACTCCCATATTTTAGGTATCCGATATAGTACTACTTACGGAATAAACCCACCAACACCAACAATGCGACGAGTCCAGCGAAACCTGATTCGCCGAATGTGTTGATTATTTGTGTTAGGTTACCAATAACATTAACGCCGAAGATACCACTTCCAAATATTACTTCAGAAATTGCACCAATAGCGACCAAGGATAACATCATCTGAGCTAAGTCGTCTATGTATCCTTTTACGAGTGTTATGATTTCCTGCATATGGTTACTCTCCCGTTAGTTAATCAATTATGTCAGATTTTTCACCGACATATAATAACTATTGTATATATTTTAGAAAATTTTCCGATATATAAATATATACAACACTTTTTTAGAAATCTTCTATTTATTATTAGGTAAAAAACAGGCAAAATTATGGCAATCGATTTCGAAATATTTGAGGGTAAAACCCTGTCAGATGTGTTCAAAGACATCTATGATAACTCTAAACGAAACAAAGAACAATTAGAAGTTCTAATGAAAGAAGTAGTTCAGTTTATCAAGGATGGCGATACGGCCGTACAAATCATTCCTATGTTGAAAGAGTACTTAGAAATCAATGTAAAGAATGATGAGCAATTAGTTAAACTAGCAACCATCGTACAACGATTAGCACAAGCAAGTGCAAGTAGTGATAGTGATAGTGAGTTTGGTTTATCTGAGAAAGAAAAAGAACAATTAATGCAAAACATTGAAAATACAGTCAATGAGTTACAAGACCATAGCGATAATATTACAGCAAAAGTAAACTAATATGTCATACATAATTGGAAAAAAATCAGGAAATAAAACTGGTCCAATATCATCTCGTATACAAAATACAGAATCTATTCTACGATTATTAAAAGAAGTAGAAGATTCACCAAACGAATTTTACGAGTTAGAACCATTGGAAGTGGTAGCAGTACATCTTGATGATACTAAAAAATATTTTCCACAAAAGAAAGATGGTGGGCCAGATTATAGTTTTCTTGGTGGAGTAAAGGGTAGATTTGTAAATTCAGAATTAGGAAAAAATATAGATTCACTTTCTGATTACAAACCATTAAATCCAAACTTTCAAATAACACCTGTAGTTGGTGAGATTGTTATTGGTGTAAGATATCTTGGTCAATTATTTTTTACAACACAATTAAATTTATTTGGTAATCCTAATTTTAATACACAACATGGTATTAGTGTTGGTAAGAAAAAGGATACATTAAAATCAACAAAAGATATAGATGATTTACCTAACTCTGATGATACAGGTATAGAGACAGGACACTATTTTAAAAAGATAGATGATGCTAGAAAACTATTACCTAATGAGGGTGATGTAACTATTGAGGGTAGATTTGGTAACTCTATCAGAATCGGTAGTGGTATAAAAAATGAAAATAAAAATTCACCCAATGTAATTATTAGTGTTGGACATACAATAGAGGGTGATTCAAAAGTTCCAATAGAAGAAAAGATTGATACCGATGCTTCAAGTATTTATATGGTAACTAATCAAGAATTAAAACCAACACTTGGTGCAGAAAGTAAATTAATTACAGCACCATATGAGGGTAAACAAATTTTATTAAACTCAGATAAAATAATCTTAAACACAAAAAATGGTGGAGATATTTTGTTCTCAAGTAATAAGAATGTAGGTATAAGTGCAGTAGGTGAAGTTGTTATCGAAACACCCATAACAAAGATAGGTGGTATAGATGCAGTAGAACCAATAGTGTTAGGTGATACATTAGAATCAAAGTTAAATGATATACTAACATTAATAGAAACAGGTTTGTTAGCACCGACAGGACCAGTAGTGGTTGGACCTGGTGCAGGTTTATTAGCATCAATAAAATCTACATTAAGTACTATTAAGAGTCCACAAAATAAAACGAAATAATGAGTTGGGATATATTTAGAGCTGAGTACAAACAAGGTTTAAGTAATAATGATGATATGGCAAAAGTAATTGCTGAATCATATGATAAATGTGTAAAGACTGGAGTGAGTGGAGTAGGAACTGCACCACCCGCACCATTAGCAGCAGGAAATGTAGCAGGGTTACAATCAATGTTAAAATTATGTTTTAGTGCATACGGAGCAGTACCATTATCAACATCATTAGATACAGGTCTAAAACTTTATTGGTTGGGTGGTGCTACTGCTGCAGGAGCATTGGTAACTAATCCAGGAATAACATCATCATACATTGATGCACAAGGTAAGATGAATGAAACGATTGATGATACAATTGACCAGTTTATAACAGCGTTTAATATTTATCATCAACAGATTGTTTTTACAATCACAGCAGTCCCACCTTTGGTATCGGTAGGATATAATATAGTATAGGAGGTCATTATGACTAAAAAAGCACTCGTAAAATTAATTCGAGAAGTAGTAAGAATAGAGGTCAAAAAACAAGCTAAAGAGATATTTATTACTGAGTATAAGAAAGCAAAAAGTTCTACACTCAAATCTCTAGCACCAAAACAAAAACCAGTCAAAAAAGTTGTTCGACAAAAAAGAGATTTTGTATCTGGTAATGATGCATTAAACGATGTTTTAAACGAGACTGTTGCATTGAGTAAAGGTGATTCAGAAATGGATGAATATCCAACGATGGGTGGTGGAAGTTTTGATTCGAGTAGAGCATCAGAACTATTAGGATACGGAGATGCATTATCAGCAGGTGGTGATAAAGAACAGCAAAGAAACATGATAGCTGCACAAACCTTAAGAGAAAAGAATTTAAATGTAGGTGATGTACCTGAAAGTGTATTAAATGCTTTAACAAGAGATTATAGTGATTTAATGAAACACGATAAATTTAAAAAGAAGTAATAAACCATGAGTGAAAAAGTATCAACATTAACAAATCCACCAGTACGAGTTATCAATGAAGATAGCGATGCGTTCTTTGGATTAACTTTTCCACTCACATATAAAAGTGGTAACGCTGGATTCTTTCCAAGAAGTTCTACAATAAGAGAACAAGTTTCCACAAACATAAAAAACTTATTACTCACTATTCCAGGTGAAAGAGTTAACCAACCAACATTTGGTTGTGAATTAACTTCACTAATTTTTGAACCACAAGAAGAGGGTTTAGAAGATAGGATAGAAGCAGCAATTGAAGAGGCATTGGCACAATGGTTACCTTATGTATCAATCAACACTATAGATATTATCTTAACACCAGATAGTAATCAAGTGTTAGTAAACTTAGAATTTTTAGTGAATGTGGATGATGAGGATGCACCTGAACAGATATCCTTTAATTTCAATACCACAGGTTAGGAGAAAGTAAATGGCTTTGGATGTAGAATACGGAACCAATATTAAAAAAGAAAAGAAGAAAGTAAAGTATATTGGAAGAGATTTCAGTTCAATAAGACAGAACCTTATTGAGTTTGCGAAATCATACTATCCAACCGCATACAATGATTTTAACGAATCATCACCAGGTATGATGTTTATTGAAATGGCATCTTATGTTGGTGATATGTTGAGTTACTATGTTGATAATCAATATCGTGAAACACTATTACATTCTGCTGAAGAAAAGAAAAACATTTTTAAGATTGCACAATCATTTGGATATAGACCAAATCTAAGTACACCATCATCTGCAATTTGTGATATAACTCTTGAGGTTCCTGCTCTTACTATAGATAGTGATGATTATGAACCAGATTTAAGTTATGCATTAAAAGTAAATGCAGATAGTATATTTTCAAGTAAGGGTGGTAGAAGTTTTAGATTAATGGATGATGTTAACTTTGCTTTCTCATCTTCTTTCGAT